ATGTAAACAATGGCAACACTTTCACGGGATACAGAAAAATTTGCATTAGTTGCTATTCCATTTAATTTTCCACCATTGGGATTAACCGTACAAACATTCGTCGCAAACGTCCCCGCATAGTCCGTTATCTGAACAACCTGACCAGCAGATGGGCTGGCAGGAAGCGTAACTGTCACCGCTCCGGATGTTGTATTGACCGGATATGCGTTTCCAGCAACTGCATTGAAGCTTGCACTTCGCACTGGGTTCCATACCAATGGACCCGGAACGGAATAATTAAAAGCTGCAAGTTGCTGCGATGCTGACATTAGTAATCTCCGCCAACCGCATTGATTGCAATAGCTATGTTAGTGCCGCCAGCAGCAACCGTCAGACCACCATATAAACGATAGGTAGCAGGAATATTCAAGCCACCAAGCGGGACTGGAAGTGTGTAAACAGTGTTAGCTGTTGTTCCTAAAGCGGTCACTGTAGTTGCCGGTAACGCTACTTCACCAAAGAAAATGTTGTTGCCAGCCGTTGTGTTTGCTGAACCATTGTTCAGCCAAAAACGAATTACAGTTGCATTTGACGTGCCAGAGGCAGTTGCACCGTTAGTGGAAGAAAATTTGATCTGCACTTGATCTATGCGCGAACCGTTAGCGCCAGCGGTGTAACAAAGAGCCAGCGGGGTTCCCACCGCTTCAGTGCCATCATAGGCTTTGGTGTTTGTCATAGCCGTTGAGACAATGGCGTTCAATGCGCCAACATTTGGAACTTGCGTGAAGATAGGAGTTGATGTCACAGCCATTAGAAGCCTCCGAAGTAGTCAGCAAGAAAGATGTTAGCGCCAGTTGAAGAACCGCCACTGCCACCGCCGGGAATTGTCACGGTAACGGCATTGGTCGCAGCCGTTGCAGTCACACCAGTTCCAACAAAATTGAAACTTGTCACACTTGACGTAAGAAGTGAACCTTCGTCTGAGACAGATATATTTGTCCCTGTCCCAGCGGGGCCAGTGGGGCCAGTGGGGCCAGCCACTGAAGACGCAGCGCCAGTTGGGCCTGTAGGACCAGTCGGCCCAGCGACAGTAGAAGATGCTCCTGTAGGGCCAGTGGGGCCTGTCGGACCAGTCGGACCAGTCGGACCAGTCGGGCCAGTTAGACCTGTTGAACCGGTTGGACCGGTTGGACCAGTTACCCCCTGCGCGCCAGTTGGACCCGTAGGCCCTGTCGGGCCAGCAACACTAGAAGCTGCACCGGTAGGGCCGGTGGGGCCCACACCGAACGATAGGGTTATCGCGACAACCTCAACAATATCCCCGGCGCTTGCTGCTACAGCAAGAACAATTGCGGTTCCTGAAGTTGCCGTATAATCTGAACCGTTGAGCAAAACACCATTTAAATAAACTTGAACATATCCAACGGTGTAAGACACGGTAAAGGATGTTTGCCCAGCAGTTGCTGTAAAGCTAGTGCGTGTATAACTGCCGGGTCCAACAGGGCCCGTGGGGCCAGTTGGACCTGTGATAGACGCACCTGTTGGTCCAGTCGAACCTGTCGGGCCCGTGGAGCCTGTAGGCCCAGTAGGCCCCGCAACCGTAGATGCAGCACCGGTGGGGCCTGTAGGCCCTGTGCTGCCCGTTGGGCCGGTAGGGCCGGTGCTGCCGGTGGCCCCCGTATTGCCCGTGGCCCCCGTAGACCCCGTAGCCCCCGTGCTGCCGGTTGCTCCTGTATTGCCCGTGTTGCCGGTGGCGCCCGTAGGCCCTGTTGGCCCCGGAACAGTGGAATCAGCGCCTGTAGGCCCCGTGCTTCCGGTTGGTCCCGTAGGCCCCGGAACGGTAGATGTGGCTCCTGTAGGCCCGGTAGGTCCGGTAGAACCAGTTGGCCCCGTGGGTCCGGGAACAATAGAATCAGCGCCAGTAGGGCCTGTAGGCCCCGTGCTTCCCGTACTTCCTGTCGGCCCCGTGCTTCCTGTTGGCCCCGGAACCGTAGACGACGCACCCGTAGGGCCTGTCGGCCCTGCGCCGCCCGTGCTGCCGGTGCTGCCAGTGCTTCCGGTCGGCCCCGTAGGTCCGGTGGCTCCCGTTGCGCCCGTCTCGCCCGCAAAACCCCTAGGCCCGGTTGGGCCGGGAACCGTCGAGTCAGCGCCTGTGGCCCCGGTTGGTCCAAACGGCCCGCTAGGCCCCGTGTTGCCCGTAGGGCCAGTAGGCCCCGGAACGGTTGAGTCAGCGCCTGTCGCACCTCGCGGTCCAACGCTTCCTGTTGGGCCAGTGGGGCCGGGAACGGTGGAACTTGCCCCGGTAGCGCCCGTAGGCCCGGCTGGCCCCGTGGGTCCGGTAGGCCCAACGTATGAAATAAACTGGCCAAAGGCGGCGCGCTTTGTCACGCCGTTCTGAACAACAATCGTTGTGTCAGTGGCAAGGATCTGCGCGGCTTCTGGAAGCTGCGAAATCCTTGTAGGGATCAGATTTGTTGGGACGCGAGGGTTGTTCGTCATGGTACGAGATACCCGCCTCCGCTTTCGTCGATGATGAACTCATCGCCATCCTGCGAAATTGTGCCGCGCATCGTCAAGGCGATGTCGGTGTCAGGCCGAGGATGGAACAGGGAAATCTGTTCAGGCTGGCGCGCAGGCAGGCGGTAAGGATCAAACTCGTCCTTGTCTACATCGCACACATAGAGCCCCGGATAATTAGGATCTGGCGACAGGTCAGTAACCGACATCTTCCGCGAACACCGAGCGCAGATCGCGATGCCGTAGGTTGATTTGCCGCGTGGGTCGTAGAAGACGCTCATCGTGTGTACGGCGAGATGTTGGGGGTGAAGTAGATGGGCGAGTTGTCGCGCTCTTCGTCGTGGGCGATCTTCAACGATTCATCAGCCGTCTGCTTGATCGAAGGCAGAAGCGTCATGTCGAAGTTAGGAAGTTCCATCGCGAGACGCCATGAAAGCTGCCAGACAATGGTTTCATACCACCGCTGAGGAATGTCCAGCTCGTCCGTGACCGCGCCAACGTCCATGATGTACCGCTGCTTCCAGATCACGAACTGACCAAACATGCTGGTCGAGTCTGTCACCGGCCATATCTGCATCGTGGGGTAGTCGCGCTGGCGGTCAAACCAATACTGAAGAGGGCGTCCCTGAAACGTCTTGTTTGGGAAGTTTGTCCAGTCGTCGCGGTTCATGCGAGCCAGAGGGATCTCGGTGGGGTTGTTGGAGGCATAGAACTCAACGACATTGAGCGTATTGCCACCCGTCTCTCGCATGCGAAAATAGTTCACAGGCACGGTTCCGTCGATGTCGTACCACTTCCACCGGCCAGCGGTGTACACCGTAGCTCCGGGGATCAGGCACGAAGTCCATGTAACGCCATCGTTTGACCATTCGAAGTTTAAGTTAAAGGTTCCGGTCGTGGCCATCATGATGCCAACAGTCGTCACCTGAACGGCAGGCTGCGGGTCGAGGATTGGGTCAGATCCAATGAACGAGATCTCGATGTTCCCATTGATCGACGTTTGGGTGCATGCGGTGTCGAGATCGCCATCGAACGCATATTCAACGATGCCACCGGCAGAGCTGTACTGCACCGGCCCATTCTGGCGCGTGAGCCAGCGATAGTTGGCGTTGAGGATGTCCATCGTCCCCTTTGAAGGGGTAACGACCGCCTGCCCTATGTACAAGGGCAGGATCTCCTTCTCAATGCACCAGAGCGGAACGCCAATGCTGCCAAGCGAGGACAACAACAGATAGAGGTTGTCCTTCGCTATCAAGATCATTTCGGACGTGACTTGCTGCGGCAGCATTCGACAGCGACGGAAGGCGTGATCAATCACCTTCATCGTGTTGAATTGCGTGGTGCTTACGGTTCCAGAAACAGCCATGATAATTCAGCCTCGCAGTCAAGATGGCCGCTCGCCTATTATAGCTGGAACTGCCGCGAAGCAAAACTACTTCTTCGCGGCTTTCCGAGCTTCTGAAAGGGCAATGGCAAGAGCCTGTTTAGGGTTGGAGACCTTCGGCCCAGACTTACTGCCTGAGTGAAGATCCCCCGCCTTGAACTCTTTCATCACCTTGGGAACCTTGTAGGCTCCCGCTTTGGGAATTTTCTTACCCATCATGCGAACTTACCCAATCCCCTGCCCATTGGAGCCTGTTGCTGCATACCTTGCTGGGTTGGCATCTGGCTTCCGCCGAGCTGCCCCGTTCCAGCGCCAGCATATTGGCCGATGCCGCCACCATTGAATTGGCTCTGCATACCCTGCTGAGTTGGCATCGGCTGCGGTCCACCCAACGGCTGACCCATTCCCTGCTGCCGATAGGCGGCCATCTGCGCAGGCATCGCCTGCTGCGGGGCATTCTGTGGGTTGCCGAATCCATAGCCGGGCGGCGGCGTTGCCCCTGCGGGTGCCGGTCCCAGCGGTTGCCCGCCCATTGCCTGCTGACCACCGAGCGCCTGACCAAGCCCCACCGGACCCTGCTGGCCCGGCATTCCCTGACC